CCTTATATAAATATAAAAGATGCATCCTTTCTAAAACGTAGATGGGTATTTAATAAGGAATTAGATCGTTATCTTGCTCCTCTCGAGCATGATTCGATCGAAAAGATGTTACTAATTTGGGTAGCATCAAAAACTATAAGTCCTCAGCACCAGGCAGTGGCCATCGTAGAGTCCGCTATCGGTGAATATTTCTTTTACGGCAAAGAAGTATTTAACGATAAACGGGATTTGTTCATAGAAATGTGTGGCAAACTCGATCTACGATATTGGGTTAAGGAATCTACCTTTCCAACTTGGGAGTACTTAGTAACTAACTATTGGAAGAATTCCGAGCGTATTATAGCGCGAAATCAGGTTTTCCTGCAGGAGGTGATAACTCCTAAAACTCAGTCCGGTTTAATTTCCCGTGCTGTTTTAAATTTAATTGAAAACAAACAAAAGGCGGACCGTCCGAGTAAACGAGTCAACGCGTGTGATATGCGCAATATCACCGAGACGGTAGATGGATTTCTACCGAACCCTTCCACGTACACTTACGCTTTGCAATCAAGTGATGTCACTCATACTGACAGCACTGCTGATGCTAATATCTCGCAAGAGAATGTTACATTTACAGATGGCGATTCTGGTAAGATCATGGAAATTCCTCTTTCCATCAATGAATGTCAAGTCGATGATTCCGCTAACGTGGAATTGGGTGCGTTTTTAACGCGTCCAGTATTGATTCAGACTTTTACATGGTCTGAGGGATCGTCCCTTGCTGAAGAATTTAGTCCTTGGTTAAACTACTTTAGCAATACAGTCATTAAAAAGAAGTTGGATAATTATTTTCTTTTGCGTTGCAATCTTCATTTGAAGATTGTTTTGAATGCATCTCCATTTTATTATTCCGCTGCAATGGTATCGTATCGTCCTTTGTCTGGTTTGACAACCGGTACTGATTTTAATCCCTGCTCTGTAGCTTCAGGGCCTGGTTTAGAATTAGTGACACTCTGTGGGCGTAGCCAGCGACCCAGAGTATTTTTGTACCCTCAAACAAGTGAGGGTGCTGATATGATTTTACCTTTCTTTTATGACAAAAATTGGATCGATGTTACTGTTGCCGACAATTTGGAAAATATGGGAACAATTAATATTGATTCTCTATTTTTCACTTTAGCTAATGCTAATTCTGTTGTCGCAGCTGATACGACAATACAGGTGTATGCATGGGCAGAAGATGTAAAAGTAGCTGGACCTACTATTTCATTGGCCCTACAATCTAAAGATGAATATGGAAAGGGTGCTATTTCTGAAAAGGCTTCGGCAATTTCAAACTTTGCTAGCACTTTGAGCAATGTACCAGTTATTGGGAACTTTGCCACAGCTACGTCCATGATGGCTAATACCATCTCTGGAATCGCTTCCCTATTTGGATATACCAATGTTCCTGTAATTGCTGATGTTCACTATTTTAAGAATGCTCCTTTCCCTCATATGAGCACCACTCAAATTGGTGTTCCAGCGGAGAAATTAACACTCGATCCAAAGAATGAGCTAACTATTGATCCTAAAGTTAATGGTATAGATCTCGGTGATGAATTAGCAATTGTTAATATTGTTACTCGAGAATCATTCCTAAATACTTTTACTTGGTCATCAATTGATCCACCAAATGATTTAATTTTCTCCTGGCGTGTTGCACCAACACAACATGTAGAAGCTTTTATCGATGGATATAATCATTATCAAGCAACACCTATGGCTATGGTTGCACAGATGTTTAATTACTGGCGTGGTGATATTACCATCCGTATTAAATTTCTTTGTACCAAATATCACCGTGGGCGAGTGAAGGTATCGTGGGATCCTATTGGCAACATTTCGGGAGCTCCTGAGTCTACGGAATCAGTCTACACCAAGATTATTGATATAGCAGATAATACTGATGTAGAATTTACAATACCTTATACTCGAGAAACCTCGTATCTTGATATTCCTGAGGGAACAGGAAATACAATGTTATTTGCTGGTGCTGCTAGTCAGAATCCCACTCTTTATAATGGTATTGTTACAATGCGAGTTCTTACTCAACAATCTTCTCCTGTTGCTGATGCGCCAATTGGCATTGCCGTGTTCGTCAAAGGAGCAGAGAATTTAGAATTCGCTAATCCTCGTGATGTCTCTGCACAATTTTCCACCTATAGAATTCAATCTGACGATCTGATTTATGATACTCCTGTTCATTTTCAGGTTGGTATAATGCCTTCTAAAGCTAGTGAAAATCTGAATCTTATCCATATGGGTGAAAAAGTGGTATCACTCCGTACTGTTATGCGTCGACAAAATCGAATTTTTACACAATCAATATTACCTGTGAGTCCCAATGCCTCTAATATTTCATCAGTAAATTTACCACGTATGCCTTTACTTTATGGATATGATCCAAACGGTATACATTTCGGTACGAATACTGTTGCTCCTGGTTCTTCAAACTTCAATTATGTTAATAATTGTACTTTGAATTGGGTCAACATGTGTTTCATAGCACATAAGGGTAGTGTGATTTGGAATGTGAATGTTCGTGATGGGCGAGAATCATTGGCTAATCATGTTGATATAACCCGTAATGAGATTTTGACGAATGGCAATTTCTCCGCTTCATTTGAGAATGTGCCTACATCTAATGATAATGAATCGTACTTTTATAATTTACGAGTTAATGCAGGCCAAGGTGGTATGGCTTTAACAAATCAGAATGATATGTCGTCATTAAATGTATCTATCCCAATGTATTCGAAATATAAGTTTCTCTCGAACAATGTCAATACCCGAACTCTTGGTTCTGTTATTGACGCTTCAAATGTTGATTCTTTTAAAGTGAGATGCATTACAACTAATCCTAACTCTATTACAGTAGCAGATCGTATTGATTTCGATTTCTATTGTGGTATTGGTACTGATTTTTCCCCGGTCTTTTTCCTCAATGTACCTACATTGTATCAATTGGCCGTACCCCCCTTCACCACATAGTCGCTGGATTTAATATCCAGTGCATGGTCCTAAATGACGTTAAACTTAGAGTTCGGGCGGACTTTAACCGCCCACAAGCGTATGGTTTGTACAGGAATGTTTTACTTTTTTAAAACCTGGACCATATACCCACACTAAAACCACGACGGAACGGTCGTCGTGGACTCATTTTTAAATGAGTTGTAACCTCTGTGATCATTGATTTGATTTCACATTCCCTAAATTAATTAATTCACTTTTGTGAATTTGCTAACCCCTACTTTTTGTAGCATTTTATGGACGTGAGATCTTTTGATCTCAGCCTATAGATGTGAAATTTTTAGTAAAGGAAGTCGTTAATTTTGAGAATGGCAGACAAGAATCGTCGCC